CAAATCTATTGTCAACCTATGATGAACGTGTAACCTTGTCCGCCGGGAACTAACTTCATCAAATCATCAGTTAGCTTTTCCATCTCAGCCTGTGCTTCAGTTTTCAGAGCAGCGCCATTAAGGCTGCTTCCTCCCTGTGGTCCAGCAATTTGAGCAAATTTTTCACGTGCCTGACCTAGCATCATTTTACAATTGGCTAATGAATAGTCTTTAATCCACTGCCCTGCATAGACATCGTTTATAATGGCAAAATCTGGTTTGACATTGTAACACCACAACATAACTTCTTCATCGCTGCGCGGACGCTGATGTATGGTCAGCTTGTGAGCCTGAGGATTCCAAGTAAAGTTTATAAAACTACCAAACATTTTACCTACTAATTCTTGATAACCTGCGAAAAGTTCATAGGTTAGTAGACCGCCCATGTTTGTTGAGCTTAATAGATATGTGTTTGAGTAGGCAAGATTAAATGGTTCAAATACAGTACCGCCAGAGCCGCTGCCAGTTCTACTGCCTATACTACGGCGATAAATCTGTCTCACCTGCTGTATTTCTTTGGGCAGTATGTACTCGTTTTGTTCGTTTTGAATTGTTAAAAATGCAAAACTTTCTTCATAGGCGTTGTCACTACGCTGTCTAAAAACAGCTAGGGCACGATCTAATGCGGTTTGATAATGAGCTGGATCTAGCTCAACATCAATCATACCATCACCTAGCATGGTTTTACAAAAGGTGTAGACTTCCTGTCTAGCTTGGTCAACTTGGCTCATAGCAGTATTTATCGTAGCGGTAAATATATAACTATGCCAAGACTGAGCCTTTATCGTCCGCAAAAGGGCAACGATTATAAATTTATAGACCGCAATATTTGGGAAATGTTCCAGGTTGGCGGTACAGATGTGTTATTTCACAAGTATATAGGTCCTGATACAGCAGGATCGGACGGTAGTCCTAGTCAACCCATATACAACAATGACGATCCTTTAAACATACAAGATTTACTATTTTTAGAAAATCGCGATCGCAAGTATGATCCAGACGTGTATGTACTACGGGGTGTATATAATCTCAGCGACATAGATTTTAATCTCAGTCAGTTTGGTTTATTTTTACAGAACGACACAATTTTTATGACCTTTCATATCAATGATACCATTGAAAAATTAGGCCGTAAAATTATATCCGGTGATGTTATTGAACTTCCCCACCTCAAAGATCCTTATGCGCTTAACGATCTAAATTATGCACTGAAACGATTTTATGTGGTAGAAGAAGTTAATCGTGCAGCAGAAGGATTTTCTGTAACATGGTATCCTCATCTATATCGAGCAAAATGTAAACCACTGGTAGATAGCCAAGAGTTCAAACAGATTCTAGATGACATTGCCAACAAGGAAGCACTGGTAGGCACATGGAACAGTTCTGCATCCTATGAGATTGGTGATATTGTTATAGCACCTAACGGCAAAAAGTACGAAGTAATAGCAGACGTCACAGGGGTTGAGCCTCCAAATGCTACCTATTACAGACTAGCGGATAGCCTAAGAGAAGTAATGAGCACCTATGAAAAAGAAATGCAAATTACCAAGGCTGTATTGGATCAAGCTGAAGCTGACTCGCCAAAGAGCGGTTCAGACACCTCAGGACTTTATACACTCACAGTTGATGAAAATAACAATCCTGCCATAGTCAGCGTTGACACTACTGATGCAGACGCCAGTATTCAAACACAGGCCACAGACGAAGCCGGCAATCTATTGTTTGATGATAATGGCGATCCTATCTACGTTGGTATTACAGCCAGTACAGTTTACCACACAGCAGAAAAATCAGGCTATGATGGTTATCTAGTTGGTGACGGTATTCCGCCCAACGGTGCTCCATATACTGCTGGTATAGCGTTTCCTATCAATCCTGTGTTTGGACAGTTCTGTCTACGTAAGGACTTCAAACCAAACAGACTGTTTAGATATAATGGCAATCGTTGGGTCAAGGTAGAGGATAATGTGAGAACTACAATGAGTAAACTAGGTACCAGTGACACAGGTCCAGGCGATCGCTACGAAGGCAAGGCAGTACTGGATACACAACTTGGTAGCTTTGTGAACAATACTAATCTTGCCAACATTAATGGCAATGTTGTCAAAGAAAAACAAAGCCTTACTAAGGCTCTAAGACCAGAGGCTGATGAATAATGGATTATTTTTATGACGGGCAGATAAGAAGATACGTAACGCAATTCATGCGTTGCTTCATTGGGTACAAGTATCAGACTGGCGGAGAAACTCCAGAGGAACGTCAGGTTCCGGTGATGTATGGCGATCTAACTCGTCAGGCCGCTGCTATCATAAAAGAAAACAGCGAAAACAAATTACTTACAGTACCTAAAATTGCTTGTTATATCAGCGGTTTAGAAATGGACCAATCTCGTCAAGGTGACTTTAGTTTTGTTGGTAAGGTTCATCTCAGAGAAAAAGCCTTTGACCTAAACGAAAGCGGCGATAAGGTCTACAAAAATTATCAAGGTGGCGGATATACGGTTGAAAGACTCATGCCCGTGCCTTACAAGTTGCGTCTTAAAGCAGACATATGGACCAGCAGCACTGATCAAAAACTACAACTGCTAGAACAAATTTTAATCATGTTCAATCCCAGTCTTGAAATACAGACCACAGACAACTATATAGATTGGACCAGCCTTAGTGTAGTATTAATGACCAGCGTCAACTGGAGCAGCCGTACCGTACCTGTGGGCACAGAAAGCGAAATAGATATTACTACCTTAGAATTTGAAACACCAATATATCTCACAGCACCAGCTAAAGTTAAGAAATTGGGCATTATTAAAAATATCGTGATGAATATATTTGGTGAGTCAGGACAATTACGTAGTATAGATGATTTGATTTTTACCGAATCTTCCAGCACAGCAGACAATACTGCTGCATCTAGTGTATTGAGATTACAAAAAGGTGGATTTAAATTACTGCTGATGAAAAATAGTACTACAGGTATGTATGATTGTTCGGTGCTAGATCCTACACAGGCCATAAATGAATTAGGTCTTGACCCCCCATCAAAGGCCTATCCAACTCGTATAGATTGGTTTAAGGTATTAGAAATGTATGGCGGCTATACAGAAACCAGTAAGATTTATTTTTTACAACCTAATGGTTATGAGATAGTGGGTACATTTGCAGTAAACGAACTTGATCCTAGTTACTTGGTTGTGGATCTAGATGTTGATACTGTGCCAACTAACACAGTTTCTGCAATTACCGCCATAGTAGATCCTTATAAGTTTAATCCTAAGAAAAAATTTGGATCTATAGCCAATATACCGGCAGGCACACGTTATCTTATGTTGGAAGATGTTAATCCAAGCCCCAACAGAGGTCAATTTTTAGAGACAAATAAATGGAGCACAGACAATTCGTCGTTGAATGCCTACGACGGAGCTGACGGTTGGAAAGATCTAGCGGGTAATGATCTGTATCTACGAGCAAATACCATTATTGAATGGTCTGGGTCAACTTGGGAAACAAAATTTGACCCAGATACTACTGAAACAACCGAATACGTAAGTAACCTAACCACTGGCATACAATACAAATGGGACGGTACACAATGGCTGCGTTCATTTGAGGGCGAATATTCGGAAGGCTATTGGCGCTTTGATTTAGACGCATAAGTAAAGGCATGCAACAGCGTGCCGGATTACTATTTCTCGCCAAATCTACTAGTCGAATACTCTTGATTCATCAGGATCAAAAATGGACTATTCCAACTTTTATAAGAGAAAAGTCTGTACTTGAGGACGCAGAAATTTTAATGTCTAAATTTGAAAAAGGTAAAATTTTACCGATAGAGTTGTATCTTAGTACAGACAGGGGTTTTGAATATGGTACATATGTTTGTCTTGTAGAAACGGAATTTCTAAGTCAGGCTGTTAAAAGTTTAGCATGGTGTGATCTTGATGAATTACCAAAAAATCTACACGGCGGGCTCAAGCAAACTTTACATAGCAATATTATTAGATCAAAATTGGAAACTGTACTTCAATTAGCCAATTCTTTCAAATGATGGTTATACAACAAATTAAATATGCAAAATAGGATGATTTGATAATGCTAACACAAATAAGGAAATCGACAGCGTTTCAAAACGACATAAAAAGATATGACAATCTTATTTCAGCTATTCCCGAAGGTAAGGAAAAAACAGAAATTAAACAATTATTATCTAACCTTATCAGCGAAGTTAAAAAAATGGACGATCTGCATCTTGAAATGATCTATAATAAGCAAATGAGAACTGTTGGTACTGATTTTAGAGATAAAATTTTAAACATTAGAAAACAATTAGAAAATAAAATCAAAGAGCATAAGCTAACATAAAGGATAGATATATGGATTTTAGAGAAGTTTATTTTGGTGAAGACAGCCGAGTAAAATTAATAGAGGGTGTAAACATCCTAGCCAACGCCGTGCGTGTAACACTTGGACCAAAAGGTAAAAATGTAGTCATACAAAAAACTTACGGTTCCCCTTTAGTAACTAAGGACGGTGTTACTGTTGCTAAAGAAATAAAACTTCGTGATAATTTACAAAACATGGGCGCCCAGATGGTCAAGGAAGTTGCTTCCAAGACTGCCGATGTAGCTGGGGACGGCACGACCACAGCAACTGTCCTTGCACAAAGTATTGTAAAAGAAGGCATGAAATATGTTATTGCCGGAATGAATTCTATGGATCTCAAAAGGGGTATAGATAAAGCTGTTTTAACAGTTATAGAGGAACTTGAAAAAGTTTCCATTCCGTGTGCATCAGAAAAAGAAGTTGCGCAGGTTGCATCAATTTCTGCTAATTCAGATGAGAAGATTGGCAATTTGGTAGCTGAAGCTGTAAACAAAGTAGGAAAAGACGGAGTAGTCACAGTTGAAAATGGTAAGGGATTGATAGACGAACTTGAGATAGTGGAAGGCATGCAGTTTGATCGCGGATATCTATCACCTTATTTTGTTAATAATTCTGAAAAACAATTAGCTGTGCTAGAAAATCCTTATCTTTTAATAGTAGATACTAAAATTACAAAGGTACAAGATCTAGTCCCTATCCTAGATGCGGTGGCTCAAACTAGTAGACCACTATGTGTTATCGCAGAAGATGTAGAAGGAGATGCGCTTTCTACTTTGGTAGTTAATAACATACGAGGCAATTTGAAAGCGTGTGCAGTTAAGGCACCAGCATTTGGAGATAGAAGAAAACATATTTTACAAGACATTGCTATATTAACTGGAGCAAAATTAATTTCTTCTGATTTTGGTTCTTCGTTAGAACGAGCAACTCTTAACGACTTAGGCCAGTGCGATAAGGTAGAAATTGGCAAAGAGCATTCTGTTATTGTAGGAGGCAAAGGAGATCCTGAACAAATTAAGGACAGAATTGTGTATATTCAAAATTCAGTTGATGACGTTAGTGCTGAATATGATAAAGAAAAATTAAAAGAAAGAGCTGCAAAATTAGCAGGCGGTGTTGCGGTCATTAAGGTAGGAGCTTCAACTGAAATAGAGATGAAGGAAAAGAAAGATCGAATTGATGACTCTCTCAGTGCTGCGCGAGCGGCAGTTGAATCTGGTATTGTGCCAGGTGGCGGTATTGCTTTAATAAAACTACGTAAAAAATTAAATTTAATAAAAGGCAAAAATTCAGATCAAGATGCAGGAATACAGATTATAGCTAGATCAATTGAAGAGCCGTTTAGACAAATTATTCTAAACGCAGGAGAGACTCCAGAAGTTATTTTGGCAAAGGTTGACGACAAAGATTTTAACTACGGTTATGATGCTTCTACAGGAACATTTGACGATATGTTGAAAATGGGTATTATTGATCCTACCAAAGTAGTTAAGACTGCGTTACAAAATGCAGCATCAGTCGCTAGTTTATTATTAACGACCGATTGCGCGATATCTTTCGATGAAAGAGAAGAGTCAAGGTAACCAGTTGTAATTAATAATTATTCTATAATCATTATTGCATGGCGTACTACTAGAATGGTATCTAAGGCCGTCAAATATCACAATCCTGTCGGCCTTAGGTTTTACGGTGTTATCAATAGTAAAATTTCTTCCCTTACTCCATTCTCTGCTATTAACTGATAGAGTTTCATCTCTAAATTCTTTATAAAAAATTGTATCACCGTCTGAGTCGTTGACATAATAAATTGCAGACATATGTGAATCATCCCAATCTACGTGCGGACCGTGTGTGATAGTTTGAGGAGTTCTTGTAGATAGCCCTGCTCGAATTCTAATTAACTTACTAATTGGTAATTTTAAACTATCTAGTGCTTTAATAAGAATAGCTTCAGCTAATGGTTTGAGATCGCTCAAAGATTCTTCGTTATTATAAAGAAAGTGTGTCCACGACGGGTCATACGGTTTACATTTATCCTCAAATTGATTATAGGCCGTGTCTTTCAAATAATACCAAGGATGATCTAACAAACACCTTTCTAGATGTTGCACGTTTGATTGGGAAGTTAATTTATCTATAATTTTTATCATTTTTACAGTTTTCAGTAGAATAGTTAATTAAATATTTAAGAATAATGGCCGTTGGATGAAAAAAAATTTACAATGGCCTTGATTTTGCAATAAATATCTCTGTATTTTCCTTAGGAGACAAACCCATGAGCACAACAAGAATAGTAAACGGAGTTGAATATGTAATTCCTCCTGGAACAGAACACGTTTGGACACCTCCCGAACAAGTTAAAGTAACACCCCCAGAAACAAATATTCCTATTCCTACTCTAATTGATAATCTTAGAGTACATAAACTAGTAAGACAAAACGATTCAGAAAAAGTTGAAGCACTAATTGTAAAGCTAGAAACTATTTGGCAAAAATTTAACAACAAAACAATTAATTCTACCCAGTTAAGTACTGAGTTAGGAAAATTTAGAACAGAAACGTTAAGTTCTATGGACGGCTACGACGACATTACTGTTCAAATTTTTGAAGATGTATTAGTTAGGATGATGGCGGTGAGCTCTAAAGTATGATTAAACCTTTAAATTCGATCGTTATTGCCGGTGGTGGCAGTTCTGGATGGATGACGGCTGCTGCATTAATAAAGGCCTTTCCTGATAAACAAATATATTGTATAGAATCTCCCGACGTTCCTATAATTGGAGTTGGGGAGAGTACATTAGGCGGTATTAACGATTACTGTAAATTTTTAGAAATTAATGAAAAAGATTTCATGACATTTACAGATGCAAGTTATAAGATGAGCATTAAATTTACAGATTTTTATGAAAAAGACGGAGGAGCATTTCATTATCCGTTTGGAAGACCTTTCACAGCAGGTACAAAAAATGGAATGAATGATTGGTTGGTGAAAAAAGCATTGTATCCCGAAACACCAGTTGAGGATTATGTTCATTGTTTTTTTCCTGCGGCCGCACTTTTTGAAAAAAATAAGTTTTCATTAAACAAGTATGGTCTTTTTGATAACTACGATCCAGATAATGATGTGGCATATCACTTTGATGCAACAAAATTTGGAGCATGGCTAAGGGATCGCTATGCAGTTCCTAGAGGTGTTACACACATTAAGGCCACTGTGGTAGATGTAAAAGTTAATGACAATGGTATTGAAAAATTAATTCTTAATACAGGAGAAGAAGTAACAGCTGATCTTTTTATTGATTGTACTGGCTTTAAGAGTTTATTATTAGAAGGCGCCCTCAATGAACCTTTTATTCCTTATGATCATATGCTGCCTAATAATAGGGCATGGGCTACTCAGATTCCTTATAAAGACAAAGAAAAAGAGCTTGAACCATTTACGAATTCTACAGCTTTAGGTAATGGTTGGGTGTGGAATATACCTAGTTGGAAAAGATTAGGCACTGGCTATGTTTATAGCGATAAGTTTATCACTCCCGAAGAAGCTAAGGAAGAATTTAAACAACATCTAATGTCTAATAAGATGGTATGTCCTAGGACTAGAGAAGAAGTTGATTCATACATTTTCAAAGATATTCCAATTAAAGTTGGCATTCATGAAAGAACATTTGTTAAAAATTGTGTAGCTATAGGTCTAGCAGCAGCCTTTATTGAACCTTTAGAATCAAACGGGCTTTATACTGTACACGAATTTCTTTTTAAATTAATTAAAGTTCTACAAAGACCAGCAGTTACTCAATGGGATAAAGACGTTTATAATGCAGCGACATTTGGCATGTGGCGAAATTTCGCTGAATTTGTAGCTCTACATTATGCATTAAGTATACGTAACGATACTGAATATTGGAAAGCTAATGCTAATAGAGTTTATGCCCCGGGATTACCTAAACTTGAACCTAATACATCAGTTGGCTTTTACCAACTACAAAACAGTAAGATGTTTGAAGGGCATTATGCAAGCGAAATTGCAGGAATAAATTGGATAAGTGTTGGTATGAATTATTTTGTGCTTGATAAAATTTCTACAACAATAAGACAAAATTTTGACCATAGAAATTATAAATTAGAATTTGATCCAATATTTGCAATGTTTGAAGAAAGAAAAGCACGTTGGTCAGAGTTTGCAAGTTCTCAACCTTCACTATTTGAATATCTAGCGAAAAATATACATAAGGATGAAGATTAACTATGTTTATTAATAATTTATTTTTTGGAGAATTACAGCCAAGTGCTACTGTAGGGGGCTGTATAGACATTTTTGAAAATGCATGGCCGGATCCAGATTTTACTATTCAACGAATTGAAATGGCATGTGCAGATAATAATTCTGGTATAGGTTGGGGTAGAGCTACAACAGTTGGGCAAGAACACAGGCAAACGGCTAGAACTAATTTAGCTTTAGGTATAACATACGGAGCTGAAGGCGTATCTAATCAAACTATGATGGATGTACATAATCAAATGTATTTCTTGTTGTTAGCTGCAACTGTACCATATGCGGACAGATATCAAATAGCGGAACCAATGTTCCACGAACAATATCAGGCTCTTAAGTACAGACCGGGTGAACAATATAAAGTTCATTATGACGGGGGAACAGGATCTGGTAGAGCTTTAAGTGCAGTAATTTATCTAAACGACAATTACACTGGCGGGGAGATTGAATTTCCAAACTTTAAAGTAAAAATAAAACCAGAAAAAGGAATGCTAATTTTGTTTCCATCAAATTATGCTTACAGACATATTGCACATCCAGTATTAGAAGGAACAAAATATTCATTAGTTACATGGATTCACGATAGACCGTTGAATAGTTAATAATATGAGTGATAATCAAAAAACTTTTGAAGACAAGAAATACGTCTTGATTAAAAATGCCGTAGATTCAAAAATTATTGATTTAATTTCTACATACGCATTACTAGACGAGAAAAATAATTTAACTTTAGAGAAAGGAAAACATCCTCAAATACATAATTCGCATAGTCAGTACGCCGATTGTTTAATGGATTCGATGCTTTTAGAAATGCAACAACTGATGGAAGCAAATACCGGTTTAAAATTGTATCCTACTTATTCATACTATAGAGTATATCGCCCAGGTGCAATACTAGAAAAGCACAAAGACAGACCTAGTTGTGAAATATCCACTACTATCACGCTCAAATTTAATTATTTAGAAGCAGATTATAAATGGCCAATATACATAGAAGGTGCAGAATGTGCTATGGAAACTGGTGATTTAGTAATATACAGAGGTTGCGAAGTTGAACACTGGAGAGAAGAATTTATTGCGCCCAAAGGATCATATCATATACAAGTTTTTTTACATTATGTAGACGCTAATGGACCCTATGCTGATTACAAATACGATAGACGACCTTCAATAGGTTTTAATAAAGAACGGAATTTAGACAGAATAATTTCTGAAACCTATGTTCCAAACAAACATTATATAATTTTTTCACCGTGAATATCGAAGTTTTTGATAATTTGTTAGATCAGAAAGAACAAGATCATATAGAAAATTTTCTAAGAGATCCAAAATTCCCTTGGTTTTTATCTGTTGGGGTTAATCATTATACAGTAGATAAAGAAACTTATGACAATAACAAAAGTGATTATAGGGATGAATGCATATTATTAACACATACTTTTTATCTAAATTCATCAAGAAATTCTGACAATTATCAATTATCTGATTTTATTCTAAATAGATTTCTGAACAGAACAAACATAAATTTTACAAATTTATTTAGAACTAAGGCAAATTTACAACTGCCGTACTATACAGACAAACTTCACACTACTCCTCATATTGATAATAATAACGACCATAAAGTTTTAATTTATTATGCTAATAATTGTGACGGCGATACATTTTTCTTAGATTCACAACATAATATAATAAATCAAATTAATCCAATTAAAGGTAGATTTATCCTGTTTGATGGCAAAATTCTACATGCCGCTGGCTTCAGTAAGAGTCAGATGAGAATAAATGTAAATTTTAATTTTATATGATCCGTGCCTACTTAGAAAACGGCATAGCGGTTTACGATAATGTGATCGATCAAAACGCTTGCAATGATATAATCAAGTACTTTGAATCTGTTAGAAATTTAAATTTAGTTTTTAATCAAGAATCATATGCATCTGGGCCGTCGCACGTTAATCGTAAAGATCAAAGTGTTTTTATGTTAACTCCTAATGTATTAACATTAGATAAAACTCAACCTATTTTTAACAGTTTTCTTGAAGGCTTTTGGCAAGCATATGAAGATTATTCAAAAGAATTTAGTGTATTACAGACCGCAGGAAAACACGGATTTTATCAAATACGCATTCAAAAAACCGAACCAGGCGGAGGATTTCATAATTGGCATTTTGAAAACTATGATGCTATAACATGTACGAGAGTAGTGACTTGGATGTTTTATCTCAACGAAGTAGATCATGGCGGAGAAACTGAATTTCTTTATTTGCATCAAAGAATAGTACCTAAAGCTGGTCGATTAGTTATTTGGCCGGCAAGTTATTTGCATACTCACCGTGGTAATCCGCCGTTAAGTGGATCCAAATATATTATTACTAGTTGGTTGAGTTTTTTTTAAATGCACATTGATCATTTTTTTCCAACAGCAATTTATTATGAACAGCTAGAACAGGTTGCATCAGAGATACTGCCTGTAGTCAAACAACATTTAGATGCAAAAGAAGAACTAACTTATCATTGGGGTTATAAAACAACTTTTAAAGTTGAATTTGGTTTAGAAAAATTTAAAGAATTTGATCAATTTACCAATTTAATTGTTAATAAAGCTAAAGTTTTTTTAGACAAACAAGGTTATGATGTTAGTAATGCTGAATTTACAGTTCAAATTTTTGCTAGTGATATGACTGTAAACGATTCACACGGAATTCATACACACCCCAATGCTATAATTTCAGGAGTATTTTACTTGGATGTGGATGAAAACTCTGCCCCTATAGTTTTTTATGATCCAAGACCTTTTAGAAAGTTCTTAGCTTTACCAAGAAGCCAAGAGACTATAGCATCATACGAAAAAGTTATGATTATGCCCTTCAATGGGTTGCTATTGTTATGGGAATCCTGGTTAGAGCACGAGGTTCCTAAAAATAAATCAACCAAAAGAACTACATTAGTTTTTAATTTAGGTAGAAAATGAAAATTGTTATTTTAGGTGGTGGAACCGCGGGATGGTTAGCTGCATATTATATTAGTGCCGCCCAGCCTGGAATACATGACATTACCGTAATTGAATCATCTAAAATTGGAATAATTGGAGCCGGAGAAGGTGCCACAGGACTTTTGACTAATGTGTTGTCGGGGCAATTTTTTCCTAAAAAAATTGATCTTTCTGAATTTATGAATTTTTGTGATGCAACAAATAAAATTGGTATTAAGTTTGTTGACTGGAGTAAAGACGGGGGATCATTCTTTTCTCCTCTAGATGGATCCAATACCGCCATTAGTACCAACGATATAATTTTTAAATATGTTCTTTCCAAATTTGGTAACAAAAAAATACATTTGGCATCTAGATTAGGTGTTGATTACCATACTGGCAAAAATTATGAAGTAATTGACGCTTTACACTTTAATGCTCATAAGGTAGGACAATTTTTTAAAAACAGTTGTATAACATTAGGTGTAAAATTTTACGATACTATAGTACACAACATACAACAAGATAAAGAAACAGGCGATATTACTAATCTTATTATTGATGATGGTGTATTAATTGGTGGAGACTTCTTTATAGATTGCAGCGGATTCAATAGAGTTTTAATGAATAAACTTGATGTTAATTGGATCTCTTATAAAAAATCCTTGCCGTTAAATTCTGCAATTCCGTTCTTATTAGATTATCAACCAAATGATTATATAGAACCTTGTACTACTGCAACAGCTTTATCAAGTGGTTGGATGTGGGATATTCCTTTAAAAAATCGAAGAGGATGTGGTTATGTTTTTAACGATCAATTTATTACGGCAGATGAGGCAAAAAAAGAATTAGAAAAAAAATTAAATCGTCCTATTACCCCAATTAAAGTAATTAAATTTGATCCCGGAAGATCTGAAGTGTTATGGAAAAATAATGTATTAGGTTTAGGGTTAGCTTCTAGCTTTGTTGAACCGTTGCAGGCTACTTCAATCCATACAACTCTAGCACAAATAATTATTTTTGTGAACGATTTTTTAGTAAAAGAGAAAAATTATGTAAACACGTTCGAAAACAAAAAATCTTATAATAAAAGAATGTGTGAAATGTATGACATTACTTTAGATTTTATTTCTTTACATTATCAGGGCGGTAGACAAGATACTGAATTTTGGCGCTGGGTGAAAGAAGATAATATTATTAGTCCGTACGTAAAAGATCTAATAGAGAGATCAAAATACAAAGTTCTAGGACATCACGAAATAGGAATAAAATTTGGGGCGCCGGCTGTTGGTTTATGGAATTGGACAATGGCCGGATTAAATTTGATTGATCCGGAAACAGCAACCGAAGATTTGATAGCCACTGAATTATATAACAAAGCAGAAGAAATGTTTATAAATTTTCTAAGCCATCATAGGTAACACATATGAATAATATTGCGGTGTTTGGCGATAGTACAGCTGATCCAAATCCTAAATTTAATCACAGCTGGATAGAAATTTTATCAAGAAAATTCAAAATAACGAATTATGCGCAAGCTGGCAGTAGCCTTCTTTTTAGCTACGAACAGTTATTAATTCATGGACATAAATATTCTAAAATAATTTTTTTTGTAGCACCCGTAGGTCGATTGTACGTTCCAAATTGTGAATTGACGCAACATTTTGTAAATCAAAATACTGCAAATTTGTTTAAGCCTGTTAACGATTTTAAACAAAAAAATATTGTAGATGCCGTTGAAAAATATTTCAATTATTTGTGGGTATGGGAAAAAGAAATTTTAATACAAAGATCCATTGTTGATTCAATACAAAAAAACTTCCCACAGGCATTGTTAATTCCGGTAACAAAAGATAGTATATACAATTTTCAAGGGTTATGTATGCACGATATCAGCGTTATAGATTACAATTATCACGATGTTAATTATTACACTCCAGACTTTGGAAGAACATGTCATATGAACAAGGAAAATAATTTAATTTTTTCACAAATTATTGAAAAATGGATTACGGATAAAAGTTTTCATATAGATATTGATCAATTTAAATACCCTGTTGAAACAAAAGAAGATCTTTTTTATGAAAAATATCAATCATAATTTTAAATTTTTGGTACTTGGAGGCGGTTCTGCAGGTTGGATTTCTGCACTTTTTATTAGAACTAATTTTCCGGACGCTCAAATTACCGTAATACAAAGTAAAGAAATAGGAATATTAGGTGCCGGCGAAGGCACAACACCTCATATATATGATTTTTTAGATGAAATTGATGTACCTGTTTCTGATATCGTAAAGAATTGTAGAGCTACAATCAAAAATGGGATTAAATTTTCAAATTGGAATGGTGATCGATCTTATTATTATCATCCCTTTAGAGATAATTTTGATTTAGATCATACGCTTATTAGTGAACTACCGCATACTAAATATCCTCTAATGGACCTAGAAGTTATCGCCAACGGGGGATCTATAGATCAGATAGATTTTAACTCTTTTGCAAGCGACAAAAACTGTGTAAGGTACGTTCCGGATAGTTCTAGTCTTTACAAAGATCTTGATCCAATATTACATTTTACCAGATTAGGTAGGATGGCTTTACACTTTGATGCCAACTTACTTGCTGAGTATTTAGAAAAAATTGGGCGGCAAAGAAATATCTCTGTAATTGATACTGTAATAGATGAAATTATACAAGATAATACAGGAAATGTAATAGGTTGTAGGACAAAAGAAAATAAACTTGTAACTTGCGACTTTTTATTTGATTGTTCTGGTTTTAATAGATTAGTTATAGGTAAGAAATTTAAAACCAATTGGAAAAGTTATAAACCGTACTTGCCTGCTAAAAGGGCAATGCCTTTTTTTATAACTAATCAGTCAACCATAATACCCCCATATACTGAATCTACAGCAATGAAATGGGGCTGGATGTGGAAAATTCCTGTACAAGGCAGATATGGTTGCGGATATGTTTACGATAGCGACAGGATATCTGACGATGAAGCTAAGGCTGAATTAGATAAAGAAATTGGTTTAGAAGTTGAAGTTCCGCGATTAATAAATTTTGAACCTGGTAGATATGAAAAAATTTATGAAAAAAATTGTATCGCTATTGGTTTAAGTTCTGGATTTATAGAACCTTTAGAAGCTACGTCAATATGGACTTCTCTGATGATGTTAAATGCTTGGATCGAGAATATTGGAGCTATCACGCACGACGATCAAATGGCCAGAGATCGTGTTAACCAGCGCCATACCGATATGAATGATAATACCCTCGGTTTTGTATATTTTCATTATATAACAAAAAGAAATGACACAGATTTTTGGAGAAACTTTACCACAGATAATAAAATTCCAGAATCTCTACATAAATTAATTGAAGAATCTAAGTATACTATTCCTAGTTACGATATGTTTTCAAACATCGGTTTAGACTGGGCTGCAAAAAGTTTTTTGGCATGCGGTAACGGACAAAAGTTTTTTGATCCTCTCCATGCTAGAAAATTATTTGATAGCTTTTACCACGGCAAAAGAAAACATGATTATGATTTAATGAAGTACAGATATACTAAGAATGTAAATCTTAATTTGTCTACACTTATTGACCATTATTCTTTTTTGCAATATTTGAGAGAAAATTAAATGTTTATCAAAGTACCAAATTGTCTTCCAGAAAAATATACAGCTGATTTAGAGGAAGTAGTTTTTGAAATGCCTATGTATTATAGTGCAAATACTTCATACGCACCAGAAGATAAAAATTTTGATTTTTGGAATCAACAATTAGAACAATCTAATATTATCGACAATGGACAGTTTACTCATGCAATCTTTCACAAAGGCGAAATTTTTTCAAAATATTATGGTTTAATATATCCGCTATTATATCTATATGCTGACAAAGCAGGAGTTACAGTAAAAAACATTGTTAGAATAAAAGTAAATTTGTTATTAAGAGACAGAACATTTGAACATAAAAACTATAATTTTCCTCATTCAGATCGAGATGGCAAATATGTGTTTTTATATTATATAAATGATGCAGACGGAGATACTGTTTTGTTTAACGAATTTGATAATATGAAAACTATTCCAGATAAATTCACTACAATGGAACGCATATCACCTCAACGAGGCAGCGGAGTGTTTTTTGAAAGTATGCGATTTCATGCAAGTTGCAATCCGTCTATGTCTCAACATCGCTATGTGATTAATTTTAATTTTGACTAATATGATTTACGATGATTTAATTTCCAAAGAACAGCATGAAAAATTGGTTAATTTTTTGACTTGGAGAGATTTTCCTTGGTACTATCAACCTAATATTGCTTATAAGTATGACCCTAATAATCATGATCCAAATGCCATTGAAAGTTTTGGACTCACCCATGCGGTGTGGGACATCGAGCATGGAAAGGTATCAGAAGCATTGTCTTATGTTGAACCTATAGTAGACAATTTTCAAAAGAAGTCTGGTATTAAAATAAACAACTTTTTAAGAATAAAAATTAATTTGCAAACTCCTATTCCAAATAATCAATCTCATATGTATAATGGTGCGCATGTTGATAGGTATCATGAACATAATGTGTTAATTTATTATCCATTAGATAGTGACGGAGATACTTTTATCTTTAACGAAGTTTTTGACAATAATATAGTTCAAACGCATCCAACTCATGTAAAACCAACAATCAAAGAAAGAATTACTCCTAAAGCAAATAGATTGCTTATGTTAGATACTGGATTACGATATCATTCAAGTAGTAATCCAATAAACTATAGTCAGCGTTATTCTGTCAACATAAATTTTACCTAATGAATACTTTAATAGCAAGCAAGTGGTTTGGAAATCCAATTTGGGAAATTGAACTTACTGATATTGATAACGATTCTATTATAGAATATGCATATTCGTTAGAAAAAAATAATGATGTTAAATCGAACAGAGGCGGATGGCAATTTTACGACCTAAAAAATCCTACATTGCCTTACTTACAGCTTATTGATGTATGCAATCAAGCTGTAATGGAGGCACATCTTTCTATGGGATTAAAAGAAGAATATCCGTCTTATATAAACGGCTCTTGGATAAACATAAATCCACCTCAAAGCTTTAATGTTAAACACCTGCATCCTAGAAGTTTGTTTAGCGGCGTATATTATGCTAAAGTTCCTCAGGGAGACTGTGGGGATATTACTTTTCATAGAGATCCATTACCGTTAAGCTATATTCCTAGCTATATTGTGCAAGATTGGAATGATTTAACTAGCGGGACTGCTACTTATAAAATAAAAACAGGAACACTTTTAATATTTCCTAGTTGGCTAGAGCATTCAGTTAGTCCAAATTTTACAAATGAAGATCGAATTTCAATAGCATTCAACACTAATTACAATTTTTAAATGCTGATGAATAGATTTAAAATGGATCAATGGTTTTCTAATCCTATTTGGGAAACAACTCTCAATTTAGATAACCTAGAACTTATTAACTTTGCCTATAGCTCAACACTACTTGAAAACAAACACGAAAAAAATTTAAGCCAAGGAGGCCATCAATACTTTAATATAGAAAATCCTCCTACTAATTATACTCTGTTGTTGAAAAAGATAAACGAATTCTTATTACAGATCCAAAAATCTGTAGGATTTAAAATTAATTATAGATCTTTCGTTAAAGAATCTTGGATCAATATTAATATTCCTAACAGCTATAATATGAAACATTTTCATCATAGAAATATGTTTAGTGGTGTGTACTATGTTAAAGTTCCAAATGGCGACTGTGGAGACATTATTTTTTATAATAACAATTTAATGACAAATTATCTACCTCCTTATATTGTTAAAGAATACAATAACCTTAATAGTTCTACTGTATCATACAAACCCAAAGAAGGAATGTTATTAATATTTCCTGGATGGTTAGAGCATTCAGTCACAACAAATTTAACTGATGAGGATAGAGTGTCAATTAGTTTTAATGCACATTATGAATAACAATTTAACTACAGAAATTTGGTTCCCAACTTTTATTTCTTATTCTTACAATAAAGAAATTTTACCAAATATAAAAAAAATATTTGAAAGCATTAACTGGGATTCATTAAAGGATGATAGATACCCTAATGGATATACAACTTTTTACGGCGGTCAAGATCTTAATGAACAACTTAAAAATTCAATGCCAGAATTTTGTGACTTTGTATTAGAAAGTTGTTATGAAATATTAAATAGACAACAAATTGCAATAGGCAATAAAAAACTAATAGTTACTACGTTTTGGCTCTCGCGAATGCTAGAGAACGGTCATCATTCTAAGCATTTGCACACACATTCTTTTTATTCTGGTACATATTATGTGAATGCCGATAATGAAAGTGCTAAAATAAAGTTTTATGACCCAAGATTATATAGGCAATTTTTACCTAATGTAAATTCAAACGAAATTGTTGCTTATACACCAGAAGAAGGTAAATTACTTCTTTGGGATTCTTATTTAGAGCACGAAGTTGAAATGAATTTTTCAACCAATCCAAGAGATGCTATAAGTTTTAACATTGATATAATATGTTAAAATTTAATAATTTTTAATTGCTTCTCTACTGTAAGCTGAATTACCGTTATCTATATTACCGTAATTCTTATCATTAAATTTATCCATAAACCTAAAATGAGAATTTTTTGGATACCAAATTTTTAGTTCATCTAATCGTTCTATAACTTGTGGTTGAACAAATCGACCGTAAAATGCTTCTAAATCTTGTCCCCAGTTGTGCCTAATAATATAATATTCAGCATAAGGACACCATGCAGCATAACAAGCAACACCACCGCCTCGTTCTATAATAACTTCCCAAATTTCCACATCTTCCATTTGCATAACACGGTCATAACTCCAATCTGGGCTTGGCGGTAAAATTATTTTATCGCTGTCCATGTTGTTATCGTTCCAAACTTCGTCACCGAAGTCTTTAAAAATGTTATGTGTAGTCTTAAACTGAGGCATTAAATGTCTCTGTATCTAATTACAACTATTCCTGGGCCACCGGGACCCGACACATCCGGAGAACCGTGTACGCCACCACCACCACCACCACCGGTATTTGTGGCACCGGTTCCTCCAGGAGTGGCTCCTTCTGGACTTCCGGGATGTATTCCCGAACGACCGGCACCAAAAGCAGTTGCCATTGGTCCTGGTCCCCATGCTCCGTTTAATCCGTAGTGTCCAGGATTTCCCGGACCGTGTGTGCCACCGCCACCACCGCCAGCATATCTAGTAACTGTGCCTGTAATTTGGCTGGCTAAGCCTGCACCGCCTGTGCCTAAGGTATTGGAATTTGCAATAGGTTTGCCGGACGAACCTGCTCCGCCACCACCACCACCTGCGTGAATAACGGTGTTGCCAGCTGCCCAATCAAAGCCGCCACCGTGAGCTCCGTGACCGCCGGGGTGTCCTTGTCCTACAATACCGCTGCCGTAGCCGTTGCCTTCCATTGATATTTGATCTCGACCTACGCCATTACTGTTACCCCAAGGATGTCCTATAGCCACCATTGGCCCTTGATGCCAATGATTATTTGGCGAAGCTCCGTGACCGGTAGGAGCTTGAGGCCAGAAGCCTCCTTCTGCGTTATTATGACCTCCCGGACCACCACCACCGGATCCGCCATTGCCAAATCTAGCACCCGATGTAGCACCCTGGCTGTAGGGTAATCCTCTACCGCCGCCTACAGCCACGTAAGTATTTGCAACTGATGGGCCTGTAATACTCGATGGGTTTCCTGGAGCTGCGATACTGTTGTGGCTCGGCTCACCGCCTCCACCTGATCCAACGTTTACTGTATATGTGTTTGCAGGTAATTGAACTTGTTGTTCATAGACAAATCCGCCGGCGCCGCCCCCGCCGCCAATACCACCGCCTCCGCCACCTCCACCAACCATTAAAACTTCAACGACACCTTGATATGCCATTGTGAAACTAGTTGATCCGCTAGTGAAAGTATGTATTCTATAACCGCCTGATGTTGTTACACTTCCGCCTGTAGCAGACATTGATCCTTCAAATAATGTCCATGTAGCACCATCGTAAAGTTCGTTTCTGCCTGTGGTAGTATTGTATCTCAACATCCCAGCAACAGGAGTACCTGGTCGCTCGGCAGTGGTGCCGTTGGGTAGGCGTATAAAACCCGTATCGTTAATAGTTAAATTACGTAATGTTGCCATGTTTATACCCTATATCTTACGACTACGATTCCTGGACCGCCTGTTCCTGAAGGATTTTCTCCGCCAGGATGGCCACCGCCACCGCCGCCACCGCCTCTATTTGTTCCGCCTGGTGTGGCAAATATATTTCCTGAATCAGAACCGCCACGACCTTGATTATCTGGTGCGCCGCTTGGTGCTGGAGAGAATCCATATTGATTGTGATGAGAGCCCCCGCCACCACCAAATGCATAATTTACTGCTACACCAGATATATTACTATCGATACCAAACCCGCCATTTCGTCTTGAATTATTAGAGTACGTACTTACGCCTCTAGATCCAGCGCCGCCACCGCCGCCACCTGCATGAGTAGCTCCGGATCCTTGACATCCAGGATTTGGATACCCAGGGCCGCCACCGTGATGTCCATATCCGCCCGGATGGCCTTGACCTGCTATACCTGTACCGCCAGGGTGCTCGCCAGGTCTGCCAGTATAATCAGTCCCCGGACTTCCGGTACCGC